AGAGGTTTCAATGACTACAACGTATTTTTGAGAGCAATGGGTACTGCCCTATCAGCCAAGGACCAGGAGGATAAAGAGTTTTATGTTTATGCCGTAGGTCCAGCCAACGTTAACTCCATGGGCCTAGAGTTTATGAATATTACTGAGAGAACTCTTAAGGCAAAGGGTATCAAGTCTAGGTTATTCAAGGTTCCAGTTTCCTGGGCAAAAGAAAACATCCACGACATTGATTATGTTGCCTACTTCAGTAAGCCTAAAGAGCCACTATCCGATCTGGTAAGTCTTGCCGATGCAAAAGATATCGAAGTCGGAGTTTACAGATATTAATGCTTGACAAATATTTGTCTGGCTGTTAAAATAATAACACTAGAGAATTCTGCTACCAATAGCAGAAGTTTTGCGGAGTATGCAAAACACATCTATAACAATAAACAAAGGTAAATGCAGGTGATTATGATGAACATTCGGTCACTAAAGAAGATGGAAGCCATTGTGGCAAAGAACCATCAGCTAATCTGGGATGGTTGGACAGTTGTACATTCTGTAAAGAATCCAACTGCTTGGTCGTCCACCAACGGGGCATATGTCAAGGGTAAGTGGTACATCCAGAAGAGGTATGAGCCTACCGTTGATGGATGGGAGATCCCAGACAAGTTAGTGAGGTAGATTTATGGATAAGCATAGCTGGAAAGAAGATGCCCTATGCAAAGATTATGACGTAAATCTATTCTTCGATACTTACGAAGAGGACCTGACGCTGAGGCCAGCTATTGATAGCCTATGTGCCAGATGTCCACTAGCCAGGCAGTGTTTTGCTGTCGGTGTTTCTGAAAAAGAAACAGGCGTTTGGGGCGGAGTCTATCTTGAGTCTGGTAAAATCTCCAGGGAATTTAACAGACACAGGTCTAAAAAAGACTGGTCATCTACTTGGCAAAATCTAACAATGGATAAATAATTATGTATACAGATGCAATGAGAACAGCTGTACGATCATTGGATGGTCATGCACCAAAAGGATTTGGTGTAACTATAGTAGACAATGAGCATTTTCTAAGTGTAAAAGCTAGTGAAAAAGCCTTCATGTCGCTACTTGACGAAGACAAGCGTCGTGCTGTAGAATATATGGTGAGGGTTAAGAAAGCCCTTGAAGATAACGGAGCAATCGTACTGTTAGTACGAGAGGGTGGAGCAGAGCTATAATGCAAACTTTTTTGCCATCTAAGGATTTTAATGAGTCCGCTAAGATGCTAGATTCTAAAAGACTAAACAAGCAAATCCTAGAGGCATATCAGATTTTGCGTGTGCTGTCTGGAGTAAACGAGGGAAACGGTTGGGTAAACCATCCTGCAGTTAAGATGTGGAAGGGATCTGAGTATATCCTATTTACATATGCTGCAGCAATGCTTAGAGAGGCAGATGCTCGTGGGATCAAGACAGACAAGAATAGATCTAATCTAAACCTTATTCGTAACTTTGCCATGAAGAACTGGGGAACGTCATTCCCATCATGGTATAAGAATCCACAAGAGCTAAAGCGTGTTGTCGCAACTCACAAGTCTAATTTGTTCATTAAGGATGAAGAGTTTTACTATGAGTTTAAGACATCGCTGCTAGACCCAAACAGTAGATCTTGCTGTGCTGAATGCAAGTATTACTGGCCCACACATTCAAGCAAGAAGGAGTTTGTTGGATGATAGAAACAATTATTATATCTGTACTGACAACCGTTATTCTATTCTTAGTTGGTGGGAACATATATCAACACTTTAGATATAGGAGAATCTCTGCAAAACTGCTAGAGGTATCAATGAACCAGGCACTAATAAGTGAGAATATTGGTGTTATTAATAACGGTAAATATGTGCACCAGGATGTCGCAGATTCAGACGGCTTCTTAAAGTTCCTTTCAGATTCACGAGAGTGGGCGTTTGGATACATAGAAGAGGTACAGGAAGCCATTCTAAAGCTCTCTGATGCCATGCAGTCTGGAAACGAAGACAAGATTCATGTAGCATATATTCATCTAATGACATATTTGCCAACTGAATCGGCAAATAATTAAATAGGAGAAAAAATGAACGCAAACACAAAGGCAATGCTAGACTCCTACCTACGTAATTTACTAGGTGTAGTTCTAGCTTTGGTAACAACAGCAATGGCTAATGCTGGAGTGGCATCGCCACTTGATCTAGGTGCAGGAGAATGGCTAACTGTAGCTAACGGTCTATGGGCTGCTGCAGTACCAACCCTGATTCGCTATCTGAATAAGAAAGACCCAGCATTCGGAAAGGTTGCTGAGGTTGTTGCTGTCCAGGTATCGAAGAAAATTGAGACTGCTGCTGCACAGGCGAAGGCTCCTGCAAAGAAGTCAGCTGCTAAGAAGAAGTAATAAGACAAATAAAGATAGGCGGATTGCTCTTGCAGTCCGCCTTTTCTTTTGCTATAATATATATGCCTGCCAATTGGGGGCAATTAACTCGCTAAACATTAGGAGATGATATATATGGTATACACACGTACACCACACACGGGAAGAGATCTTTTCCCATTCGGAAGCCTTGCTCAGGAATTTGAGAAGGCATTCAGCCAGCCAGTAAAGGCTACTTACCCACCATACAACATCAATAAAATCTCGGACGAGCATTTCGTTCTGGAGTTTGCTGTTGCTGGATTTAACCAGGGTGGCATTGATATCTCGGTAGAGAAGGATGTGCTAACTGTTAAGGGTGAGCGTCAAGAAGACGAGGGTGCCAACTATGTCTATAAGGGCATCGCTGGTCGTAAGTTCACACGATCATTTAGCCTGCCAGAATATTTCGAGGTAGATAGAGCATCAATGATCGATGGAATTTTGTATATTGATTTGTACAAGCGTGTTCCAGAAGATAAGAAGCCAAAGAAGATTAGCATTAGCTAATCATAAACTCCTGGGCATGAGTATAAACTGCCCAACAATGATATAATTAGTATATGTCAGAGCCAGAGAATAAAACAATTGCCCTTTTTGTTTTAACTGCAGGAAGAACTGAGTACCTAGATGCTGCGATTAAATCAATAAATAAAAATTTAAAGGGAAACATTATTAAAAGAATTATATTTGATAATTCTGATGATCATGGTATAAGTTATGATGGGTACGATACAGTTTCCGTACCATCATTTGGTTTGCCGTATAGCAGCCAAAGACACTCTCTTGTCATGCAGTTTATTTTCGATATGTCTAAAAATATAGATGCAGACGCTATTTGTTTTTTTGAAGAAGATTGGGAGCTTCTGGAAGAAGTAGACTTAGACTATCTATCAAAATATTTAAACGAAAGAATTTCTCAAATAAGATTATTTAGGAAACAGGATTACAATGTGGCAGGCATAATACACGATGACTTTTCTGTTATAAAAACAGACGAATATATGTTTACCCTAAATCCATCACTTTTTAGTAAAAAAATTATGCAAACTAAGTACCCAGTAAATCACGATAACCATGAGTGGAGATTTGGTCAAATTATAAATAAGCCATTTATGGTTTATAAAAATGGCACACGGGTGGTTGGCCATATTGGAGAAAAAAGTATTACAAGGCCTGGAGAGCTATCTGGCGTTTTTTAATGGCATTGCCACGGTAGGCATAGTATAATTATTGTATGACAATAACCCTATACACTATGTCCTGGAACGGATACTGGGATAAATATAAGGACAGCTGGGCTAGTTCTGTAAATAGTTTGAATACCACCCCCGATGAAATAATCATTGTTTCTGACGTTAAAATAGATACAAGTGCCCTGAAACATAACAATATTAAGAACATCGTGGTACCCAATTATTATGAAAAAAGACCAGCGTCTACATACAGGAATATCGCAATAGACAACGCAACGTCTGACTGGGTTGTTAGTGCAGACATAGACGATGAATTTAACGCATGGTTTTTAGACAGCTTGCCAGATGATTCAGATATTCATGGATTTTCGTTTTTAGATAAGTATAGCGGAGAGACGTTCCGACAGGACCATAGATCACTTGAGTACAGATTGACTGGTGCCGATGTTCCTGGCAATCTTATACCAAGCTGTTCTGCAATCAAAAAATCTGTATTCGATAGTATAAGGTATGAGCATGGCTGTCACGAGGACAACATATTTTATGCTATGGCATCAAAGTTAGACATAAAATTTACCTACGATAGCTCGGACATGCCACCTAGATATATATATTCTGGCTGGCATACTCAAAATGAAGAAATTGATAGAGTTACTAAGATATATAAAGAAATGATATCTGGCTCGAATAGGCCAGTATACGCATTCTGGTTCTCCGACACCATTAGCGAAAATAGAAAAGCTGGGCTGAAGGTTTTAAATAAGTCTGCAAAAAATTTAATTTTGTTAAACACTCAAAGATTTTATTCTTTTGAAAACAAAGAGATTCCAATTCACAAGGGCTTCAAATACTTAACGGCTAATCATAAAAGTGACTACGCCAGAGCGTACATGATGTATTTTTATGGTGGAGGTTATTCGGATGTAAAGCCAAATGACTTTAACTGGGGGCCGTATTTTGATGAATTGTTTTTGAGTAAAGGAGATGTGATTGGCTATGCAGAAAAGCATGAAAACGATGTTGCATTTTATCCAAACAATTCCGAAGAAAAAGCATTTCTTGAGACAAATTACAACAAGTTTATAGGTAACGGACATTACATCTTTAAGCCAAAAACAGACATTGTGTTTAGATGGATAACTGAGATTCATAGGATAATTGATCAAAATTATGAGAGGCTGGCCAGTCACCCAGGACAAATGAGACACATAAATGATTCAGACTATGACCAGTTAGCTTCTAGTGGCTACCCACTTGAATGGAATGAGCTTGGTGGAAGAATCCTGCACAGGCTGCAATATGAGTATAGCTTAAAAAATATTCTAACTGGAATGCCTTTTACTAATAACGTTAACTATAGATAGTGTATAATTATACTGTCCCCACACAGGACAAGGATTTGCTCTCTTAGGATGGATAGTTACCTTTTTAGCTGGGCATCGCCATAGGTTGCTGTGTGGGGATTTTTTTGCTATAATGACATTGTGATTATAAAGCTTTCTGACATAAGGTCAAATATTATATCTATCTCTCCATCGCCACCTATAATGAATGAACTTCTTAAGCTGGGGTATAAGGATGTCATAGTCAAGGCAGCAACTACAGATAGGGCATCTAAGATAAGAAGCATATCTTATTCACACTATAGTGTTGTCAAGGATAATGAATCTAGAGTGCCATTTATAGTGTTTGAAGAAGATGCTATGCCATTAAATTATGTAGACAGTGTCAGTATTCCAGACGATGCCGATGCCCTTTACCTAGGGCTGCTATCTGCTCCTAGCTTTTTAGATCCAGTGCTAGAGGCTATTGCTGGATTTCCTGGAGTGTATCGTGTAGAAAAGCTACTCGGAGCACATGCCATTCTATATCTTAGTAATCGATATGCTTCTGCAGCAAAAATGGCTTTTGCAAGATCATCGCAAGGCATTCTGGGCTATGAGGATGCCGATATGGCACTATCTGATATTAATAAGAACTTTAATGTTTATGCAATAAACCCAGTATTCTGTCAGCATAATCCGAACAACCCATTTCTTTCCAATCTCAGTAGAATAAACTCTCTAGCCACAATGAATAGAGATATAATATTGTAATGATATAATTGGCTCTATGCTATTAGATTTAAAAAATATCCCAGCAATTTTTATAAACCTGGAACAAGATCTTGACAAGGGTACTAAAACCAAACAGGTTCTGCAACAGCTAGGCTTTTCTTCAATATATCGTTCAGCAGCCACCCTCGGTCATCATGTCAACTGGTCAATTAATAAGTGGGAAGATCCAGCATATGCAAGTGCATGCACAAAAAGTTTTATATCTGCTTTTTCCCTATTAGAGGCCCCATTCATAGTTTTTGAAGACGATATTTTGGCAAATGGCAATATAAATCTTATAATGGATATACCAGATGATGCAGATGTTATTTATCTAGGCGGTAGTAGGATAGGCATTGACTCTCCAGAAGCAGTAATAGGAAAGCCTTTCGTAAAAAGCCACAATAAAAGCAAGTATAAAAATTACTATGTTCCACGTGGAATGCTTTCGGCACACGCTATCTTAGTTTTAAATGAGCGAGCCAAAGAAATAATAGTCAATTCATTTAAGAATAATCCAAATATGATCCAGGACATGACACTGGCCAGACTACAGTTTGGAAGTGAATTGAATTTTTATGGAATATATCCACCAATGTTTTGTCAAGAGTTTGAGGAAAGCACACTCAACTTCACTAGCTTGGATGATTAGTTTGTCTAGTATATAGATATACTATCTCAGTTTTTTATTAATTGAGTCAACAACATCGAAGAACCCAAGATCATCAATTGCTGAAATAGCTAGCAGATCTTTTGGCAAGCAGTGCCCTCCAAACCCAAACAATCCGTCATCTGGGCTAGGAACTATCGAGTGCGATTTGTTTATTCTAGCGTCAAGGCCTATAGCGTCTCTTACATTTTCGTAAGATGACTCAAAGCTTTCGCATATTCTGTATATGGCATTAAAATATATTAGCTTAGCTGCTAGGCCAGCGTTATCTGCAAGCTTTATTATTGATGCCTCTTTTCTAGATACGTATCTATAAGAGTCAACGGGGGCAGGGTATCTGTGTTTAATCAAAACCTCATTAGCAAAAGACCTAGACGTTTCTATATCTCCACCTAAAACTGCAATCCATGCACTATCTACTACAAGTGCTCCGTCCCTCTGTGGCATAAACTCTGGAAACATAATATAATTAAGTTTATATTTATAGTCCCACTCGTCAATCTTTGTTGGGGATACCGTGCTGCGAATAGCTACTACGCCAGAGTACCCATAGTCGGACAGTTCCGACAATACTGACTCCAGGTCGTTGTAGTCATCTGGCCCAGTCTGAACAGTGTCAACACAAATAATAATATACTTATAGTTATTAAAGCTATTGTTAATAATTCCTTTATAGGGGTCATGGAAGTCGGTCATATTGCCTAGGGATATTCCAGTTGCTGTTCCGACCTTGCCAGCACCTATTATAAGTATTTCTTTCATATATATAATTATACCAACAATGCGAATACTTTTGGTATAATGGTGGTATTATGAAATATTTAGTCACTGGTGGAGCTGGATTTATCGGCTCAAATATTGTAGATAAGCTTTTGGAAAATGGTCACTCGGTTGTCGTTATTGATAATGAGTCATCTGATGCCCATGATCGATTTTACTGGAATGAAAAAGCAGATAACCATATAGCAGACATCTGCGACTATGATACTGTAAGGCCACTATTTGATGGCGTAGACTATGTTCTTCACTTAGCAGCAGAGGCAAGGATTCAGCCAGCGATTATCAATCCACTAAAAGCTGTAAAGACTAACACTCTTGGAACAGCTACGGTACTACAGTGTGCCAGGGAAGCTGGCGTAAAGCGTGTGGTATACTCGTCCACATCTTCTGGTTATGGAAGAAACGGTATTCCAAATATAGAAACTCAACCAGACGATTGCCTAAATCCATACTCTGTATCAAAGATTAGCGGAGAAAAATTATGCTCTATGTATTATGAGCTATTTGGGCTAGAGACTGTAGTCCTAAGATATTTTAACGTATATGGCCCAAGAGAGCCGATGAGAGGTCAGTATGCACCAGTTATTGGAATATTTAGACGACAAAAGCAGGCTGGTGAGCCATTAACGATTGTTGGCGATGGAGATCAAAGACGTGACTTCACGCATGTATTCGATGTCGCTAATGCAAATATTCTAGCAAGCACTGCCTCAGTCTCGCAGCACCTGTTGGGTACGGTATTTAATATTGGCACTGGAACAAACTATTCGGTAAATGAGATTGCTAAAATGTATAATCATACATCAATCAATATCTCACCTAGGCTAGGCGAGGCCAGAGAAACATTGGCTAACAATGAAAAGTCAGTTAATATTCTTGGATGGCAGCCAAAAGAAAGCGTGGCAGACTACATTGCCAACAACAACTAAAAAAGCATTAGTCGTTGGCTCTGGTCTATCTGGCTCTTCCGCTGCCTACACACTCGCTAAAAATGGCTGGGACGTGACTGTATATGAAAAAGAGTATCGTGTTGGTGGTCACGTAAAAACTGCCACCATTGGTGGAGTAATGTATGAAGAGTATGCAATCCACGTTAATCATACAGACAGCGACGAAGTCATTGAGCTTATCAATGAAGTCGCAGACTGGCATGAATATATACATATTGTTAAAACTAATATAGGTGGGAAAATCCTATCGTGGCCACCGCAAGTAGAAGAGCTGAAGAAAACGGAATACTGGGGCAGCATTGAGAGTGAGCTGAGGCAACTTCCAGATTCACCAGATACATCTAACTTTGAAAGCTATGCTATATCAATAATGGGGGAGACTCTATATAAATTATTTATTCACGATTATACTGTTAAACAATGGGGTACAGACCCCAAGAACCTTTCCTCATCTTTTGCTCCTAAACGAATCGACTTGAGGTATGACGGAGACACTAGACTATTCAAGGATAAATGGCAGGCGTTTCCAAATGATGGATGGTCCTCGGTAATAGACTCAATGCTTACAAAATACCCAGTAAAAATAATCATGGGAAAGACGATCACGGAAAGGGACGTAGACTGGGATAGCTTTGACGCAGTCATAGTTACTGCCCCACTGGATGAGTTCCTTGGACTAGACGAGCTACCATGGAGAGGCGTTAGGGTAGAGCATGAGTTTATCCCAGGCATTGAGGGCAAAGCTTTGCCTGCTGCTCAGCTAAACTATCCTGGTTTGGATCAGGGGTACACCCGTATGACTGAAACCAAGTGGAAATCTGGTCAAAGTATTTTGGGTACGGTTATCACTAAAGAGTATCCAGGTGCCAACTTCAAGCATTATCCAGTAGATGACGTAGGGGGAAGAAACAGAGTTCGTGCTAATTATTTAAAAAAGCAATTATTAGAAAGCCACCCTAATGCTATAATTGCAGGTAGGCTTGCAAACTATGTATACATAAATACTGACCAGGCAATACTGCAGGGAATTAATGCTGCAAAAAAGGCAATGAAGGAAAAACAATGAAAGAAAAGTTAGGGCTTGTCCTCGTAGCAACAAATAAATATGTTCCGCTTGGATTAAGAATGGTTAACAGATTGAACCATTTTTGTAACAACAAAGATGATATGAGGATATATTTATATACTGATGTTGATGTGACTGAATTTGTATCAAAGCATTCAAACGTCACGGTAGTAAACATTAACAAAAAGCATTCTTGGGGTGCAGCCCTATTCCTAAGAATGAAGGCATTAAAGGAAGTTGCTTCTTCTAATGATCATGAATTTGTTGCTGGTCTTGACGCAGATTCAAATATCTACAGAAGTTTCGATGTCGATGAGCTGGTTGCAGAAAATTTTGTTTTTGAGCACAGCTACATCACTAATGGAAGACAATTAGGTGAGTGGTGGCCATTTGAAACAAACCCTAATTCGATAGCCTATGTAGACCCAGCCAGTAACCCAAAGAGCTATTATCAGATATGCTATTTCGGTGGTACTCCAAAAAATGTTATTAAAATGACCGATGTCGTTTTCGAGCAGCTAGACATAGACTTAAAAAATAACGCTGTCCCTACCCACTGGCCAGACGAAAGATACATGCAAAAGTATTTCGTAGAGTTCCCACCAACTAGACTATTTAACATGAATACGTTCCCAATAATAATAGATGATAAGGGCATGGATAACTTTGTTTCTGGCGTTGACGAGCTGCCATTTTTTGGCCTTACACAAGAGGAATATGATGATCTTGTGCATAAAACGATTATGTATGACGGATTGTGGAACATAAAGAATAATAAATTTATAGCTGAATAGGCTTATCAAATTTATTATGCTATAATATCTGTATGCCATATCATGTTGGAGAAAAGGGATCATACGGTTGTTCGGGTTACCCTGCCCTAAAAGACGACGGAACCGTAATGGGCTGCCACACTTCTAAGGAAGAGGCTGCCAATCAAATTTATGCTATTAATGTTTCTGAGGGCAACGTTGATAAGGCAGACCCATGCTGGGATGGATATACTCAGCGAGGCATGAAGCCAGGAGATAATGGAAGAATGGTTCCAAACTGTGTTCCTGTTTCCAAGATGGATTGTTGAGGGCGATTTCGTAATGGCTATGACAACAGAAGGTGCTATTGTCGGTCAGGTAGAGCACGTAATGGTTGAAGGCGGTACCTACGGTCAGCCAGGCAACCCATATGCGGTAGAATCTACACCAGACAACCCAGCGGTAGCTATCAGAATGCTAGAAGAGGAAGACGGAGTATACTATTACACACCTTACTCAATCGGTGCACTGATGTCTGATGTAAATAGAATTAACATGCCTAACATTAGTATGGAAGACTATGAAGATGACAAATATATGGACAAAGCTGAAGGCTATTCTCCTCCTGCTGGTGCCAGGGCTGCTGCTCGTCGTGCTATTAAGTTCAAAGAAGACGGAAAAGCTAACGGAGCAGGAACTGCAGTTGGATGGACTAGAGCTAGACAGCTGGCTAATGGAGAGACACTCTCGCTCAGCACAGTAAAGCGTATGTACTCATACTTCTCTCGCCATGAGGTAGACAAGAAGGGTAAGGACTGGGGAAACACAGCAAACCCATCTAACGGATACATCATGTGGCTTGCATGGGGTGGAGACGCAGGATACTCCTGGTCTAGAAGAATCGCACAGCGTGAATCGGACAAGGCCATGTTCTCTGATTTCGGTAAAGATTATACAAAAACTACACGAATTACTAACATTAGATAATTCTGTTTTGATATAATTATTAAATGCAAGTAGATCTTCGAGCAATTCCAATTTATTTTATTAATCTGCCAGAGCAAAAAACTAGATATAAAACAATAGTTAAGATGCTGAGCAAGGCAGGATTTAAAGACATTCGTCCTATCGAAGGCATAAGACACACAACATCTTATCTAGGTGTCTCTCTTAGTCATTTAAAGGCATTAAGAATAGGCGAGCAGTCTGGCTATCCATTCATAATTCTAGAGGACGACGTTGATGTCAATAAATTTATTTATAATTTTTGGCTTCCCGACGACACAGATATTTTCTATCTAGGCGTGGCAAAGTCTGGAAGATGCTTTGAGTGTGGTGGCCTTTCTATGGCTACTGGTGCTAAATACGAAAAGTATGATGACGGCCTGTATAGAGCCGTATCACTATTTTGCGATCACGGGAAGATTTATTTTACAAAAGCTGCGGTTGAAGCTCAAAAAAGAATGATAGCTAAGTCGCTGAAAAACAGGATGCAGCATGATATATATATGTGGAAAGAGTGTCGTGGTCTACTATGCCTTACAACACGATTCCCAATGGTATACCAGAATGATCCAGATCCAGACAAGAAGCTGTGGAAACGTGACGAGACAATGATTGATATTGAAGAATACATAAATGAAAATAGAATGGAAGTGTGCGATGACTGCTACTCAAAACAATAAATCCCTAGCTCATATGTTTTGGGATGGACCAATTACTACGTATCAGAAGGCATCTATTCTATCTGCATATAATGCTGGATTCCACGTCATAGTCTGGTCATTCACAACTCACCCACTGCCACCAGAAATTGAGCAACGTAATGCCGAAGAGATTTTATCTAGGAACGACATTTCTCACCTAGCTTACCAGGGGTGGCACAGAGGACAGAGTGAGCAACATAGGGAGCGAGCACTTTATAGTGACTTCTTTAGAGCAGAGGTTCTAGACCAGCTTGGTGGGTGGTGGTTTGACACAGACCTATTGTTTTTTAAGTCTGCACAAGAGTTTGAAAAGCTGTTGTCAAAAAATGTTGTAGCAGGCCAGGAACCTCACACTTATTTTTCTGTAAACAATGCGGTGCTTTCTTTTGGAAATAAAAAATATGCAACTCTTTACAAAAGATATCTTTACGAGCTTGGCAAAATGGGTGGAGAATACAAGTGGGGTACTTTTGGTCCAGGTGCACTAAACTCCATCTTTAATAAGTTAGGTATGAAAGATGACGTGATGCCCCAAAACTATTTTTATCCAGTAAACGTCGGAGATCGTAAGCAGCTGTATGCACACTCTGGAATAGCTAGAAAGTTTTGTTATGATAGGGTTGCAGATTCTTTTTGCCTACATTGGTGGAATAGCTCAGAGTTTAACAAGAAATCTGGGTTTGGCGATAAGCCACACAATAGTAGCTTCTTAGGTTTAGAGTTTGCCAAGGTATTCAACAAGTTTGATGGGAATAGGTAGTTACGATGGGCAGAAAAGCAATAGTAATATTTGCAACAAATAAATATTTTGTTCTTGGACTAAGACTAATATCACACTGGGAGCATCACTATAAGTCAGACAATAAGATAGATTTTATTTTTATATCCGACTCTGATCCAAAACAGTATTATGACAAGAAAAATATACACTATATCCCAGTAGGAAATGATCTATCTTTTCTAGACATAATGATTTTACGTTGGGCATATGCGTCTAAGATAGCATCGTTCGGCCTCCATGACGAAATATTGATGATAGATGCAGATACGTCAATCAATAAAGACTTTAGCGATGAAAACTTTTCTAGTAACCTTACAATGGTCAAGCATCCAGACAATGACAACAGAGACTGGATACTTAATCATTCTTTTGAAAATAACAAAAGATCATCAGCCTATTTTAGATTTACTAAAAATGAGGTTTATTACAATGCAGGATTACTTGTAGCATCTCCAAAAGTAATGATAGATCTTAATGAGCATATATCTAAGTGGTATCGTCAGAATATAGCTATGGGTATAAGCACCCCATGGCATGATGAAACCTATATAAATAAGTATGCACATACCGTAAAGATACCAGAAAAGATTCTCTACCAAGATACAGTATTTCTGACTATGAGTGATAAAGGCGGTAGCTCTATGATAACTGGCCACTCGTCAGGCAGCGGAGTCTATGTATTCGATAATGCCAGAGCGATAGACAATGCATACACTAAGATACTGGAGCAGTTGCATGCTATGGATATCAACAACTGTAAGTGGATAATCTCAGATGAAGGTAAGATCCAAATAGTTTCTTAACTATTTTCACGATAATGAGTTCTAATCTTGTGACAATTTGAGCAAACAACTTCACACTTAGCAACTTCTTTCCAAGCCATCTCTTCACCATAGTTTCTAAGAACACGATATACGACATCAATCTTTTGGAATCCAGGCATGTGATCAAACTCTAGGACGTAGTGTGGGAAATGTTGACGGCAGTCAGCACAGCCTTTCTTCTCTTTATAGAGATGAAGCTCTTCTAAAACCGCAGCCATAGCCTTGCGGTGCTTGGCAGACTTTACCATATAATACTATTTTATCATTGTATTAATAATAACGGTATAATAAACCATGATAGATATTCACTATAAAATGCCATGTGGGCATAGTGTTTCTGGAATTAATTATGAAGAAATTTTTGTCAATATTTTCTACCACATTTGCCTTGACAAGATATACCTTCAGTGATATCATATAGGTATGGAAAAAGATATTGACGAAAATAAGGCATTTCAAACATTTGCCTTGGAAGACTTACAAAAATTTATTGCTACTTCGGGAAAGTCCACCACTGAACAAGAGCTTCTTGCTTGGCAAATGGGCTACATTGCAGGGGTAAACCGTGCGATGGGAATTAAGAATGGCTAGACAAAACAAAAGAGAGGATGCTAGGATGATTCGTAGCATTCTTAATAAGGCTAAGTCTGCTATGGTTGATTGGATCGTTAAGCTTGGCTATACTCCAACGGATGAAGAGCTTAGAGCTTGGCAGTCTGGCTATATTGCTGGACTAAATCAAAAAGAGTCTAATTAATCTTCGTAGGGGATTTCAACAAGTGGATAAGTCTCTTGGCAAGATAGGCAGTAGTGGGTGTACTCCTTTACTACTGGGCCACCAAGCACAACGACATTAGCACGAGAAAGTGCTATATCATCCATGGTTGGATACCCGTACCATATTGGTACCATCTTTGAGCTATTGCATAATGGACAGTTCATATAAATAATTTTACCATAGTTATACAATCATATAGAGATTAAGCATATTTTTTATTTAGTTATCGAAATGTAATGTATTTATTGACAAGAAATTAAAGACAAAGTTATAATTGATATATTAACTAAATAGAAGGAGAGTCATATGACTACAGTTTATACAAAGCCTGCATGTGTGCAGTGCGACATGACCAAGCGGTACATGGATAAGAACGGTATTGAATACAATACTATTGATATTACTAAAGATCCAGAAGCTTTGGACATGATTCTTGGCATGGGATTCTCCTCTGCACCAGTTGTTATCTCTGAGAAGGGTAGCTGGGCAGGTTTTCAGCCAGAGAAAATTGACCTCCTGGCTGCTTGACTTTTAATTCCTAATAACCTATAATTATTGAGAGAGAAGAGGTGGGTATGAATTTTATCATACAAGAAGTTGAAGACCATGTAGACGAGCATGCTCATGGTAATTTTAGCCTAGAATCGTTGGCCGAAGTAGTATTCGGGACGGAGCACATTATTGCAGAGTTCTTTTGGAACGCTGTTTTTATTCTTGGAACATACCTTTTTACTAAGGCTGTTGCACTAAGAAAGATTCATAAATACGTAGACGACAAGCATGGGGTTACCCATAAAGATGGAGGGTACTAATGGAACTAAGACCATTAGAAGATAAGGTTATTGTAAAGCCTATCAAGGAGGAGGCTGTTTCTGCCTCTGGACTAATTATTCAGAGGGCATCGGAAGAAAAGCCTTCTGAAGGAATAGTGGTTGCCGTTGGTCCAGGCATGGTGTTTGGTAACGGCAGTAAGCTAGAGATTGATCTTAATGTTGGTGATAAGGTTGCCTATTCTAAGTATTCTGGCGTAGAGTTTGAGGAATATCTCATTCTGCCATACAAAGACATTCTTGCAGTGATTGGTTAAGGAAATGATGATTATTAAAGATTTTCCAGATCCTGTAAAGGTATTGGATGAGGGATATGTACGTTTGGTTGATACTCTTGGGGATGACCTATCTGTTGTTAATGCTGCACGTGTATCGTACGATAAGGAGTCTCGATCGTTTGAGGCCAGGGATGAGAAGCTTATTAGCTTCCTCATTCGTGAAGGGCATACGTCGCCATTCCGCCACGCTGCACTTACCTTCGAAGTCTACGCACCGCTATTTGTTGCAAGACAGTGGTGGAAGTATGCAGTCGCATCAACCCATGTAGATGAGCAAAATGGCTGGAACGAGTCTTCTCGTCGCTATATCACTGAGCATGAACAGTTTTATGTTCCATTGCCAGACGCATGGCGTAGCAAGCCAGAAAACAGTAAGCAGGGTTCTGGCGAGCCAATTGATCCAGAGGTAGGACACATGCACTTTGAGCGTCTCCTCAAGACCATCGAGGCTGGTACACGGATGTATCATGACGCTATGAATGATGGTGTTGCTCCAGAACTAGCACGTCTATTCCTACCTGCCTATGGCATGTATGTTCGTTGGCGTTGGACTGTATCGCTGCAGGGAGTTCTAACATTCCTTGACCAGCGACTAGAGCATGACGCACAGTGGGAGATTCAGGAGTATGCTAAGGCTGTTCGCAATCTGTCTGAGCAGGCATTCCCAGAAACAATGAGAGTGCTTGGTTCGCTATAATGATTATCGGTTTAAGTGGTTATGCACAGTCTGGAAAAGATACCGTTGCAGAACATTTGGTAGAGCACTATGGTTATCGCAGGGTAGCCTTTGCCGATCCAATTCGTAAAGCTCTTTACAGACTCAATCCTAAGATTGATATTGCAGATATGGTTGGAGTGCCTTTGGCTACTGCAGTGGATGGCCTTGGATGGGAGAATGTTAAGGCAGATAGCGAAGATGCTAGAAAGCTTCTGCAGCGAATGGGCACAGAAGTTGGTAGAGATATGTTTGGTAGCGATATCTGGGTTCAAAAGGCATTTGAGGATAATAATGTAACATCTGATGACAAGGTGGTATTTACTGATGTACGCTTTCTGAATGAGTATGCACACATCAAGTCTTACTACGGTAAGGTATGGCGTGTAGAGCGTCTTGGAGTTGGCCCTGCAAATACGCACGTATCTGAGAGTCAGCTAGACACAGCATCATTTGACGGTATTATTACTAACAACTCTACCAAAGATGACCTATACCAAACACTTGACTATTTGATGCAACACCTGTAGAATAGTAGGTATAGGGGAGTTAGCTCAGCTGGTTAGAGCAGCGGACTCATAATCCGTCGGTCACGGGTTCAAGTCCCGTACTCCCCACGAAAGGAACATATGAAAAATACTAAAGTAAAAATTGGTCCAGAAACATTTAAGATTGAGTTTAGAGCAACCAGAGACGATGGTCTGCTAAATGATAGCAACTATGGCTACACTCTAGACCAGAGTAACCTAATTGTAGTTGCATCTGACATTAGTGAAAGCAAGCAAAAGGTTACTGCTTTACATGAGATCCTTCATGCTGCACGTATGATTTACGAGGGTACAAGTTCACCAAAGAAAAAGGATGACTATGATACATGGGAGCATCACTTCATTAGTATTTATGAGAAGGCAATGTTAGTAGTAATAAGAGATAATCCAGAACTGATATCTTGGCTGCAATCAGAATAAAAGATTGTCTCCCAGTATCGGCTCACTCTTATAAGGTGTAGAAACCGTAGTTGGTGACACGTTGGTTCAAGTCCAACCTGGGGGACCAAGCTCTTGTGATGGAATGGCAGACATACTAGACTTAAAATCTGGGGACGAAAGTCGTGTGGGTTCGAGTCCCACCAGGAGTACATAACCCTTCATAGCTCAGTGGATAGAGCAGGACACTTCTAATGTCAAGGCCGTAGGTTCGAATCCTACTGAGGGGGCGGAGGAATTATGGCAAAAGAGTCATTAAAGTTTGGATGGTGTATGACTGGTCATCACAAACAGTGCATTAAAGTATTACCCAGTTATCCAGATATAAACTGTAGATGTGAATGTCACAACTAAGCAGAAACTAGTCTACGCTTAATTGGATCAAATATCTTTGGATGCTTTTTGTTAGCCTTACCGTTTTGACGGTCAGAGTTTCTAACGCCAGAGCCTTTTCCTTTTTTAGCTGCCATAACTAAAATTATAACATAGGACTATTGACTTTTACTGGCTGTTTCGGTATAATTATTTTAAGGAGAGATAATGGCTTTAGCTAAAATTAAGGGCAATTCAGCGACGTTTATGTGCTGGCATAACACGGACTACGAGATCGTAATTGATGATAGTCTACGATTCTTCGTAATAGATTCACCAAACTACACAAAAGCAATTGATCCAAGATTTGAGGTATGTGTGTACCACCCATCATTTGAGTTTGAATGTGTGTACATTGCCAATAAAGACGACATAGAGTTAGTGGAGATGTTTTGAGAATTAAATCGTATTACGAGGGAACCATGGATGAACGGAAGCGTATTTTGGATGGCATACAAGAGATTGAAGACCAATCTCATGCCACCAAGACACCACTATTTCAAGATACTCTATTGTCATTAATCAGGGAATTCATATCGGAGACTCATCCTCCAAAAAGATTTAGAGACATTGGAAAAGGAGAATAGATGCCAATACATGTAGACATCAGGATTAATGATCAACTACTTAATCAAGTTCATATTACACGTGTTCGTGGAAACCAGAAGCCAGATAGTTTTAACGATTATCTAGTTATTGATGGCGACTATCCAACAAGGATGGAAGACTGGTTGATTGACGGAGTACCCTTTTCCCATCGCTATGGAGATGGTGCAGAGATTTGTGTAATGAAGGGCATGGAGGCATTGTATGGCAAGCTGGATTAAGTTTGAGAAGCAATGGTTTGGTGGATACCACCTTACATTCTTTAATAAGATTAACTTTTATGCAGGCAAGAAAAGCCTAATGAATCCTGAGATAGGGATTGATTTAAACATCTATGATCGTGCGATAACGTTCAGCCTATTTTTTGTATACGTGGGGGTAGAAATTTATCACAAAGAATACGCAGAGCTTGACAATTAGTCATTTAAGCGATATACTTTCATTAAACGATAAATAATTTTCAGTTAAGGAAAACAATGGACGACTACAGCAAAATTTTTAATAACTATTACAATCCTAAGCGTACACCTATTGCAGAAATTACCTATGAATTACCACAAGGAGAGATTGACGGCAGACGTGGCTGGCTGGATCTAGCACCTAATCCCATTATTACCGTGGTCTATGAAGACGGACGAAAGACCACATTTGATACCAACCTTATCTTTCAGCGTGGTGTTGAGCGTGGCATTGAAATTAAGAATAACCAGATTAAGCGTAAGCTAGGACTAAAGTAATGAATAACTCAGAAAAACTAATAATGCTTCTTATTGCATTTGCAGGTGCAGGAGGTCTTGTAGGGCTTATCACCTTCCTAGTTAATGCCACGGATAATGGTGGTATTTTCTATGGCAAATGGCTAACCAAAACTAAAGCTCCACATCAGTGTGGTCATCCTAGCTGGTTTACTGGGGAAGCAGGAGATCGCTGGCAATGTCGTAAATGCAAAACTATTTGGCAACATGCTGGGCATAGCTGGAAGGCAGAGAAATAATGGAACTAGAACGAATTGGCTATTATGACATAGATAAGATCAAGAAGGTTCTTGTTGGTCGCAGAATTCTAATCGCCAAGGAAGCTACGCTTATCCTTGACAACGGCACTATACTACAAATCGCTCCCAATGAAGGTGGGTGTTCCTGTGGTGCTGGAGATTATTATCTTGACAACATCAATAAGTTTGACAATGTTATCACTAACGTAGAGGTTAAGGATATTAGTGGAGAAGCAGGAACCTGGGGTGAAGATGCCCATACATATCAGCTATTCGTATATTCTGGCGGAATCTCAACATCAGTAGCAGACATCAGCGGTGATGATGGCAATGGATACTATGGTACTGGATTTGAAATCTATGTAAAGCACGTAGCAGAAGTAAAAGAAGATAAGTTTATTAACATTTTTGACAAGGATAACCATGAAACTAGATAACTATACAATTAGCAAGGTGCAGGATCAGATTGCACAATTCCTATTCATTAAGTGGCTTAATGGTGACTTAAAGGATTGCAAAGACGCTGAGATCAGAGAACTTTATAAGCTTTATCACGCTATCATGGAAAAGCAGGTAGAGGTAATTGATTAAGTATCGTAAATACGGACCTAATCGCTATGAGCCAGGCAAATTTTTTGGCCTAGTGTTTGAAAAGCACCCAAAATATAAGGGTGTAGATATTTATATTGGTAAGTATGTTTATGTATTTTGGACAGGGTATCGCAAGTGACTGGTATGATGCGTGGTGGAAAAAACAATCCTCGCTGTAAATGTTGTAATGACGATGTCTGCGATGGCTTTCGTACACGTGAAAAGAATGAATGGAAAAAAGAAGTGGAAGAGTATAAGGGACAATCTCCCCATCTCATAGCGTTTGATGAGTTGGTTTATAATAACCCACAAATTTTCAAGGTATCTCCAGAAGAGTATGACAAACTAGAGAAACTCCTATCTGAACCACCTAAGCCAAGTGAAAGACTAAAAAGGCTATTAAGTTTAGAAAAAAATGATTAAAGTTCGGGCGACAAAAAGTTCGTCGGTATATAGGAGATCCTATGCTACTAACGTAGCAATATCCACCAGTATCCCTAAAGCTTTTTAAACCATAGCTGATAGTTCTTGATAATGACCTCTACCTTATCGCTATTAGCAGCTATAAATTCATCTATTGCATCCTTTGGTCTTAGATAAGACTCCAGGTCAATTCTCCACAGATAATCGTCGCAAGCTATAACTCCACCTGGATTTAAAATCTTAAATGACTCTTCCAGATCTGCTGCAACATCCGCCTTCTTGTGAGAAGCATCTATGTAGATGAAGTCGAATGTCTCTTTATTTTGCTTAAAGAACTCTGAGGTAGTCCCTTTGAACTTGACAGTGTTTAAGCCACGAGTTTGGGCATCGTAAAGAGCTTCAATACTGCTGTCATAAAAATTTTCATGCCCATCTGCATGACCATCTTCAGATCTAGATCCAATCCAGGTATCGACATCGACACAAGAACCATTCACTCTCTCTAACATCCACCTAGTTCCATGACCAGTATATGCTCCAAGATGAAGTATCTTGATAGGCTTATCTTTGAAGTATTTGGCTTTCTCAAAGAAGCGAGGAAAGTTTCTGTGATCGTTTAAAGCACCTTCAAAATAGATTGGTATATACATAATATATAGTATATCAGCAAAGCTCAGGGGTATTGACAAATGGGATCGTAATACCCTATAATAGATACATGAGCAAACACTGTCCAGTATGTGGATTCCTAATGATAGAGCTAGACAATGTATATACATGTCCTAATCAGAAGTATGAGTATATCCCAGCTAAGAGCTATGTCGTAGATATGAATGAACAAGGCATCTATATGGATGAAAGTCTACTCAATGCTCTCAAGGAACTAGGTCCTAATTTTAATGCTATTGATTGGCTAAAAAATTCGGGGAATCAAGAGAAGTGATCGTAATCCCTATAAGAAAGAATAACCCTATATGCAAGAAACCCTAGTAGCGATAACACTGATTGGTTTGGCTATTGCCATATCCTGGATATTGGATAAGTATAAATAATGGACACTATTTTGATAGCAATTGCTTGTTTTATAGGAGCTTTTATTGCATCCTACATATCATACAAATAACCCCATAGCCCACAAAAAGATCAAATAGATACCCCCTCAGAATGGCATACAAGGCTTCTGAGAGGTGTTTCTGATGGTGTTATTGCAGAAATATATCTTACTGATTATATTGTGATTTGATATGGAAGTGGAGGATTGTGGAGATATGTGGATGATTGAGCATCTTTAATAGGCCTCGTAATCATTTTCCCAAATCCCCCTATCCCCAAATAGCCAAATCATTATATCCCCAAATCCCCAAATTGTCAATAGCTGTTATCAATTTGTTATAATATATAGCCCAAATTGGCATATCAAAATGTAACAAAACGATAACAAAATATCCAAATTTGTTTAATTAAATATCAAAACATATCAGAAAATAATCAAAACAATCTATTTCTATATAGGGTGTATTTGCCTATAGGGTTATGTTTTATATAGGGGGTAATTGGTATGGATCGTAATCTTATTTGTACCCTGGCCCCTGGCCAGCCCCAAAAATTGGGGGCATTTATAAGAAGGATCGTAATCCCCTATAGTACAAATACCCTATATACAAATAACACATTAGCTGATATCCCAATTTGGATAAAAACTTTCTGGGATTTTTTAGCTAGGGATCGTAATGTCAAATTATATAAATTTGGATATCTATAATTTGGGAAAAATAATTTGGGGATCGTAATACTTGGATCGTAATGTATTTGTTATATATTGCCTATTGACAATTTGAATAAAGTGTGGATCGGCCCCAGGCTGCCACTTTTGTCAAGTGGCAACCCAGGATTTCTTTTACTCGTCTATAGCCAGCAAATCGTCTAGGCTCTCGTAGCCTGTATCCTCTACGCCTAAGCCAGCAAGTAGCAAGTCAAAGGTTTCACTAATAAACTGCTCTGCCATAGGCGACAACTCTACAATGTTGGCTGATACAATGTAGGCAAGTGGCAAGCCAATGTCGTTATACTGGATAAAATCTTGGAACTCGTCATCTTGGCGATAGTTTAGCCATAGGTCTGATAGAATGTTTGCCTTGTCAGTAATTGATGTCGCCATTTGTTTCTTCCTTTTCGTATTTTGAGGCTTCCGCCACTTCTTGAACTCGCCTGTATGTTGTATTGCTGTGTCTTGCTAAGTAAATCCCTACTTGCTCTAAATCTATTGTTAGGTCATTTACTAGTTTTGCTATTTTCTCTGATACTTTCTCAGCCTCGCTTTTTCCTCTCATACTACACCTCACTTGCTATTTTACCAAAGTTTGTTGGGGGTGTCAAGAGTGAAAGTAGTAAATTCTCTCAACACCCCCATGGTAACACCCAGCTACCCCTAACTAGGTTGTTACCGTCCTACGGAGTAGTCTCAACGTAGGAAGTCTATTTAGTTAATCTTTGTACTTGGGGAATGATTCTAGATACATCTTGATACTATCTGGCATTACGTCCCAGTAGTCCTTGAGGTACCCCTCCATACCGTACCAGCAATCGCCATCTTCAAAGTATGCGTCGTTGTTGAGTCCTAGTGCACGAATCTCGTCAACAGTTAGCCTGCGTGGCACTGCAACCTCTTCGTGACCTGCACCTTCGAATGCATAAACATGTATGCTCCATGATGTAGGGTCGTAGTACCAATGATTAGTACGTGGGTCCTGCTCCTCCTGCATGAAGATATTCAGGTCATAGTCAATCTTAGTCTTATTAGCATTCTTGCTTCTAGTTAGTACCACGGTCCCTCTTCCGTTATGTCGTGGTCTTCACAGCCACAGCAGTTCAAACAGTACTGTTGCATCTGGTCACACCTGTATACGTCCATTATAACTTCTTTGTCTTCTTTAGTCAAGTAGACCTGGCAGTCGCTACAAATTTCGATCGATTCCTCGTCTAGCAACTGGAATACCTCACCTGCCTCTACATGGTTATAGAACTTTTCGATTAGTTCTTTCTCCCACTCAGGGTCAATGAGCAATGTAAACTTCTTAACTAACAATTGGTGCGTCCTCTCCATAGATGTCCTTTAGTGCCTCTACAGTGTCACAGTCGATGTCAATCATACCCTCGTCGCAATCTGGGCAGTCAGGGTTAGGGTCACCATCCCAAGTTAGAACACCATCAGTCTCTTCATCTACGCAGTCACACTGGCGGTATACCCAACTAGGAACTTCAGTATACTCATCTTCCCAAGGATTCTCAGTAATGTAGTAGTGAATACGGTTTACGAAATGATAGCCAGCAACAATGTAAGTGCCGCTGTCTCCGTCTACCTCTGTCCAGATATACTTGTTGTCAGCCTTCTGAACAAACTCTACTTCCTCGCCATAGGTTTCGAAGTGAAGGTCTTGTCCATGCTTAGTTAGATGATTTTTGATTGGCTTGAAGGTGTCTACCCAAGATGAGTAGGTATAGAATTTAGACATTGGGGTCCTATCTTAGAAGTGGAAGTCTACAGGAACAATATACCAGTTTTTGATACCCTTGTCAATAGCCTCAAACATATAGGCAGGGGTAGTTGTGTCGTTATGGCTATCAAAGAAGTATGAGTTATAGTCCCATTCACCATATGCCATATCAATAATCTTCTTTAGTGGATACATCTCTGAGAATGAGGCGAACATCTTTTCACGAGGATTGTAGTCAGAGATAATCTTAGTAATGATATCTGCATTTACATCCTTAGCATAGTCATCAAACTCACGCTTACGGCTTTCCATAGATTGCAGCACACGCTCTTCAAATAGGTCAGGGTCAGTCTCATAGGATAGAACCATAGACTGGTCGTCATCGTTATACTGGTTATCAGGGTTAGGATTCCACCTACCCCCACCAGTTACAAACCAGTCATACCATGAGGCATAACTGTATTCGCTTCCCATAGCAGTCTCAAGATAATCTTTGACTGAACGGAATGCCATGTCTTTGTCGTCAGCTGTAGTGGCTATCCACTGTAATACATGCATGGGGTTATACTTTCTCTAGGGTAATACTATTTTACAGTAAAACGTTAGCGTTGTCAACTGCCTCTTGCAAGATTTCCTCTGCCCTGGCGGTAGCAAACGCCTGTAGATAATCTTCCTGCGTAGGCAACTTATCTAGCGGAAACTCTACAGTCACACCATACTTAGTAATAAACTTATTAGTGTTGTAGTTGATTTCATAGACACCCTCACAGAATAGGTCGTCTCCCTCAAAGCCACTCTCGTCTACAAGTGGAATAGGTCCAGCAGACCAACGCACTACATTGAGAATGTCTCCACAGGTATCTCTACTAAGACTAGGAAGCATAGAACTAAACTTCTTCATGTGAGTAGTTTCTGGATAGCGAGCATTGTATTCATCATAGATAGCGTCACGCAGTTCGTCTGCTGCGAAGTAGCACTTATCTAATGCTAACTCCAGTTCCTCTACAGCATAACGGTCAGCGGTAAGGATAGATAGAATCTTTACACCCTGTCCCTCTGGATAGTGGTCCCATTGTCCGTATTGTGCTACCTTTAGAATGTTGTCTTTGTCAATTACTTTAGTAAGTCCACGAGTTCCCATGGTTATCTACTTTCTTTTGGGGGTTAGTTAAATATATTATACGCTGAAAAGTCTGAATTGTCAACAGCAAATCGCTGGGCATTCATCCAAGCTGACTCACCAAAGAAATACTTAGGCTTGCCAGAAACGGGGGAAACTTTATAATAGTCGTAATACTTATCAGACTCATATACGTTCACACCACCGTTGTGGAAGATCCTTGTCCATGTAGTGGATGATACTGATGGCTTCTTGCTTGCTAATACTTTACTCATCTTCTCCCTCTACCCACATCTCACCAGTGTAGTTGTATGAATTAACATCGTATGCAAATTCCCAAATTTCTTCATCGTCTGCAATTTCTAGGGCTTCTTCTCTTGACTTTGCTTCTATGGTAATTTGTTCCCAGTTTGTATATTCTCTTTGCACTTTATAATATGGCATATGTCTCCTTTGGGGTTATAACCAATTATCCCAAAATTGGGGGATTTTGTCAAGTGTTCGTAATTACTTTTTTATAAGTAACTATATATATTATGTTAACCTGGATCGGCCCATCCTGGGAAGCTACTCTTTCATATCAATGCTAAGGCTGGCAAGCAAAACCTGTAGTGTCATTCTTGCAGGTATCACGTCAAGGGCAGGATTATCGATAGCATTCTTGATAGTCTTTACAACATAGTCGTGCATATCCTTCATGCCCTGCTCATACCCAATTTGTTCCATCTCTGATACAGCCATTAGCAACTCCCATCGTTTGGTATCTGGTCTTCTGGAACACCCATCATTCTTAGGACAGACTGGCTTCTATTGATAAGCCCCTCTAGATAGTCACCAAAACTATCATTGATGTCTAGCCCATCTTTCTCACCAATAAACAAAGCGGTGTCCTCAATAAGGAACTTGATAATTTCCTCGTTAGTCATTGTCTTCGTCATTGTATGCTGCTCCGTTCATTAGGATGTATGCGTATTCGAGAGCGTCTAGCCAACCCTCAGCATGCTTGCGTTCCATCGTTTCATCAAAGTCATAGCCAGACCTTTCCTCTACGCCGATGGCTTCAGCAAGTGACACTCGTGCCTGCTTGATTTCTTGTTCTAGGGCTTTTAGGTTCATTACTTTACCTTTGCTAACATCTCTGATAGTTTTATTAGTTGTTCTGGGGTAAGGCTGTTCAAAACATCCTCGTTGATTAGATTATTACTTGTCCACATAGAAACCATTGTAGCGTTAGGGTCAGACATTTTACTCCTATTCAAAGAATTGTGGGACAACGATAACAAACTTGTCAGTTCCGTCATCATTGGTAAATACAGCGTCAACTAGTCTAAGACTACAAGAGTCTTCATACCAAGTAAAGACTAAGTCTTCCATGGCACTAGGCGTATCACTAATAGTCTTATCATAGCCATAGCCAATCATCTTCTCAGTTTGCTTGGAATCCATGTTCAAATAGATTTTGTGGCAACCGTCGTATGAGACTGAGTCTGCTTGTGATAGTAGTTCTGATAGGTTTGTTTCCTGGTTTCCCTCACACAAACGGCAGAAAGGGTTACAGTCAAAAGCACCTTCATGGTTAGGGCATTCAATGGGGGTATTCATGGTATCTACGATAGCACTAGGGTATGACATTTATTCCTCATCCTCGTCTTCGTCGTCTTCCAGTTCCTCAATGTCCATGTCGTAAACACCGTCATAGGTGATGTCATTGTCCATAGTGTCACCCCAAGAGGTGTAAGCAAGTTCTTCTGCTGCTTCTTTTGATTCTGCCTCAATTTCTCCAGCAAAATCAATTCTCATCTTTACATAAAATCTAGCCATTGTTCTACTTTCTTTAGGGTAAGTCTATTATAGGGTGGGGGTCAGACATTTATGGGGTATAGTGTTCAACAAGAATAGACTCATCTACCATCTTGCCATACTCACGAATAACATCTTCGTCAGTCCAGTCAATTGAGCCATCTTCATTACGCCACTCTGCTGCGACATCTTCAGGTAGGTCATCAGTATCTAGAACATAAAGAACACGGTTAGGCTCATGAGTCCACCAGTCACCGTTTTCGTTAGCAATAAAAATCATTGGGGTATTCCTTTCGTTGATGTATCAATTATCTCAGATAGCACTGACATTGTCAAGAACCTGGGAAAATATTTTGGTGTTCGTAATTAAGTTTTCGTAATTAAATATACAACTATAGATTACTGGTCCGATCACGCCCAACCCCCAGCTGTCAAGCCAGGGGTCAGCGTGTCGCCTTATGCCATTACGGCAGACTGAACAATTTTCATCAGGCGGTTTTTCTCAGCGTTCACCATTGGGTCAAAGCCTGAAGCACTAGCAAGGATAGACTCGTTGCTACCGCCACGACCTGAACGATACCAGTCTAGGCGTTCTGTTAGAGCGTTGAAAGCACCCCAAGCAGTTCCGCTAATGGTGTTGTTGTAGTCACCAACATAGATAGACTGAAGCAGGTCAATCTTAGCGTCATACTTTTTGAATGAACCCTTAGCGTCTTTTTCTGGGGCAGGGTATGCCAACTCAACAATCTTGTCAAACTGAGCCTTAGTGATTTCAGTTTCAATCATAGCGTTAGCAATAGCAGAGAACTCGTCAATGTAAGTCTTAGCCAATCCAAGAGCCTCTCGTGCTACCGCAATTTTACCCTCGGCAGTCTGGGTGTGGCGAATCTTGAAAGTTTGCTTTACAGCCTTTTTGCCCTTGAATGAAGATAGAGCAAGGTTTAGAGTGTTAGCACATACAACACGAACAGGTGTAATCGAAGCCTGAATAGCGATAGAGCCATCGTGGCTAGTGTTGATTAGCAAATAGTTGTCAATCTTATCTGCCACGCCTTTAGGGTCAAGGGTAATTGAATCACGAAGGGCAATTGAACCAAAGACAACACGACCGCCACGAATAGAGCCAGCAGTTTCCCAACGACCACCACCGTCTAGCAGGTTGTCACCGAATGAGAACAAATCCTCGTTCTGAAGTGGAACATAGCGTTCACCAACAACGCCAAGAACATCATTGGTGTTGCGGTCAAATGGGTTAGTGCGAGTCACGAAAGAGTAGGACTTGTCTGAATCAAAGCCTTCTGGAATTGCTACATCTTCTAGGCGAACATTCCAGTTGTCTAGGTGTGCGAGTTTCAACATCTCGTTAGTGTTTACCTCGTTATCGAACACAGTGCCAAGACCATGCCAAGCAGGTTGGCGAAGTGAAGCAAAAGCGGTTTCGCCGTTTACGGTTTCTAGTTCGTGAGCCATAGTGGTCACCTTTCTTAGTGGGGATTTCTGATAAGACTATTATGACAGAGGGGTCAGACATTGTCAAGACTATTTAGGAAAAATTCTGGGGATTTCGTAACAACTTCGTAAACTTGACAAATGATCCTGGGCGTGAGCGGCCCCCTGATCACCACAAATGTCAAGCTTGGTTTTCGACAGATGTGGTGTGGGTGAGCAGTTTAGACACTTGCTCAGGTGCTTGGATTAGATAAGGTCAATAACTGACGAGTAAGAACTTGCCGAGATTTCCTCTTGGCTAGTCATACGCAATACCTTTAGGTTCTGCTCTAGGACTTCCTTGCGGTTGATGTGCTTGTTGCCATACCACTCACTCTGGTTTGGCTTCTTTGGCTCAGTTGGCTTTACAGGGAAACCAACAATCTTGTCAGAGTCAAAGGTGAGTTCCAGACGACCATTGTAGTTAGTGCCAATACGAATGTCTGCGGTGTGGTCATAACCAATCTTGTCAGCGTTCTTGCTAACAAAATCAGTAATAGCCTTAGCAACCTGAGTCTTGTAGTTTGCTAGGTCTGCCTCATACTTCTCGTAGTCAGCAGGGTAAGACGCAACATCAGCGTCAATCTTCTGGATTGCTTCCTCAATCTGAGCAATAACAGCAGCGGTTGGAACTTTTACGGACAGGGCACGAGCCATTTTGTATCTACTTTCTTTTAGGGTATTTTTATTATAGGGGTAGGGTGTGACATTTATTGTGAGCAGTTTACCTTGACATACTCAGGTCATTTTTCCTAGAACAGCCCTAGGAACTTCTTGCGTGGTGCTTCAACAGTAATAGTCTTTTCAACAATCTTCTCAATAACCTTTGCTTCTGGCTTTGAGATGAACTTGGTCTGGTTGGTAGCACCATCAAAAGTGCCATTTGGGTTACGAACAACAGCCTTGAAACCCTCGCCAGATTTAGTTACCCAAATCTCGGTGCGAACAGTTAGTTGCTGGTTCTTCTTCTGAGCAATAATCTTGCCTGACATTAGTCTTCTTTCTTTAGGGTAATTACAGTATAAAGTATGGGTCTGACATTTATAGTTGGGGGGATAGAGAAAGGATAAGAAACGCTATCCCCCCAAGTCTATTTATTTACTTTACAGTAGTCCAGCGGTCAGTTCCGTTTACATCTAGACGAACTCGGAATGAGCCTGTCTTGTTCTGGATTACTTCCTGAATTACACCAGACACGCCAGACTTAGCGGTGGTGAACTGTGAGCCAACAGTTAGAGTGTTCATTTTGCTTCCTTCACCTAGTCCATTACTAGGATTTTTCTCGTTTTTTATTCTCAGGTTTTCCTGATGTATCTATTATGGGGCATAAACGAATAATTGTCAAGCCCAAATGCTACTTTTTAGATAATTTTTTCTACAAACTTTTTGGGGATTTTTTGTAGACTTCGTAACTTGACAAATGGTGTGGGTAGGGGATCGGTACCACAAAAGTGGGACAGTTTTACGTCGTGTCCAGGACGGTAGGGACCTAAGAAAGGATTAAGACGGCCACCTACATATGCATACCCCTATGCATAGATTTATTTTTTACTTGCACTGAATAGAATGTCATTACGGGCAAACACACATTGCGAACATGCAACACATGCAGAACCCTTTTCGCTAATCAGCTGTAGTTTACGATTATTTTCAGGGCATGGAATGGCAGACTTGTCTTGAATAGTCTTGAAGTCCGCTTTACCTGTAGCAAAGTCCTTGGCCAGATAGGCAAGCTTTACGTCATACTTTTCTTTTAGTTCGAAACCTAGGTCCTTGTTTGCCTCATCGGTTGAGAAGTAGAGACTAAGGTTATCAATACCAGTTAACAT